AACTACTTTTTAAATAATAGATAATGGAGATTAACAAATGGCAACAGGAAGATTAGGAACAGCAGACCTATCAGCAGCAACAAATACTACGGTCTATACCTGTCCAGCGGACACGTTTGCTGTAGTTTCTGTGAACTTATGTAACAGAGGCGCAACAGCAGCAGCGGTTCGTATCGCAGTAGCGACTACTTCAACACCAGGCAATGCTGAGTTTATCGAATATGATGCTCAGATAACTGCTAACGGTGTTTTAGAAAGAACAGGTCTAGTATTAGATGCTGGAAAATTGATTGTAGTGCGTTCAAGTGCTATCAACGTTTCTGCTGTGGTGTATGGTATCGAAACATCAACAGCTTAATAGGAGCGTAAAAACATGGGAAGAATAGTATCATTAGGTATTCAGGCAACAATGTCTGCCAATATCATGGGGACGACTGCTGAACGACCAACTGCGGTAAACCCAGGAGTTACCTTTTATAATCAATCAACAGGTCAGTTAGAAATTTACAACGGCAGTTCGTGGGTCACAGTTGGCGACTACCAAAGAGTAGATGTTAGCTCAAGCCAAACAGTAGTTGCTAACAGATCATTTTGGGTAAATACCACCAGTGCGGCAGTGACTATAACACTTCCCGCTAGTCCGAACCCAGGAGATTTTGTAAAAATCACTGATGTAGCAGGAACATTTGGAACAAATAACTGCACAGTCAATCCAAATGGTGGGCGAATTATGCGTCAATTAGACACTATGGTTATTAGCACCAACGGTGCTAGTGTCAGAATGGTTTATTATGATGCAACAAGAGGTTGGTTACTAGAAGCTATCTAAGGAATAAAGAATGCCGTTCAATTATCAGTCATTAAAAAACTTAACCGATCAAGCTATCGTTGACGGCTCTATTGATTCTGTAGATCTTGCCGACGGTGCTGTAACAGGCACAAAGATTCAATTAGGTAACGTTACTTCTGGAAAATTAGGTTCCGGCGCTGTAGATTTAGGATCGTCGACCACTACAGGAACGATGCCAATTAATAAAGGCGGAACTAATGTAACCTCTTTAGGAGGAGCATACCAAGCATTATACAGTGATGGTTCAAATTTACAATTTAATCCTCACGGTATACAGGGAATGCAAATTTTCACAGGAAGTTCAACGTGGAATAGACCAAGTGGAGTAAGATATATTCTTGTGCAAGTTCAGGGAGCAGGTGGCGGCGGATCAGGCCACGGCGAAGGTGGCGGTGCCGGAGGATATGCAGAACGTTATTTAGATGTTACTGGAATCTCATCAGTATCTGTTTATGTTGGCGGTGGCGGTGGTGGCACGTATTATGCCAATGCAGGCGGCAACGGAGACTACGCTGGATTTGGCCCATATATTTCCGCAGGTGGCGGACATGGTGCTAACAGACAGAATCAACATAGCGGTGGAGTTAGTGGTGTTGGATCGGGTGGAAATTTAAATCTACATCAAGGTGGCGGATTTAGTCACCATGCTTATAGTGCTCAATCAAATGCAGACACATTCTGGGGAGGCGGTGCTCCGAGCAGTCATCCACAAGGCGGCCACTTTGCTCATAATCACCAAACTCATTGTTCTCCAGGCACAGGCGGCGCAGGTGCTCACTTTCATGGACATAGAGGTTCAGACGGACGTCCTGGTCTAGTTGTTGTTACTAGTTTTTATTAAGAGAGATATCGATGCCATTTAATTATCAAACACTAAAAAATATAAGCCAAGCGGCATTGGTTAATAACGCCATTATTGGTGCAGATCTTACTACAAACGCAGTTACCAATGCCAAACTAGCGAATTCAACAATCACATCAAGCGAATTGGGAACAGGATCTGTTGATGTTACACAGGCTTCTGTTTCTGGAACGTTGCCAGTTAACAAAGGAGGAACAGCATTAACTTCTTTACCTGGATCTTTTAGAGTTTTAGCAGCTAATTCGGGAAATAATGCTTTAGAATTTGCACCTACCGGAATATATCGTATGGTTGTGTTTTCCGGTAACGGAACTTGGAATAGACCTAGCGGTGTAAGATATATCAAAGTTCAAGTCCAGGGAGGTGGTGGCGGTGGCGGTGGCCACGGAGAGTCCGGCGCAGCTGGTGGATATGCTGAACGTGTATTAGATGTAACTGGAATACCGTCAGTAGGCATCACAATCGGTGGTGGTGGCGGTGGCACATATTATAATAACGCAGGCGGTAATGGAGCAAGCAGTTCGTTTGGACCATATGTATCTGCAGGCGGTGGTCATGGATGTAATAGACATAATAATCATAACGGCGGATTGCCAGGTGTCGGTTCTGGCGGTGATTTGAATTTATACGGTGGCGCAGGCGGCGGACACGAACAAAGATCGTCCGGCATGGGCGGTTCAACTTATTTTGGAGGCGCAGCACCGAGCGGCCATCCACAAGGCGGACATTTTGCTCATAATCATCAAGGACATAGTGCTCCAGGAACTGGTGGAACCAGCGGTTACTTCAGTGGACACAGAGGTTCCGATGGAAGGCCTGGAATTATCGTAGTTACAGAATATTATTAATAGAGTAGAAAAATGCCATTTAATTATCAGACACTAAAAAATTTAACAGGATCAGCAATCGTTGATTTGCAGATCGGCACTAGTCAGATCACAGATCGATCTATTCCTGATGCAGACATCACCGCCGGAGCAGTTACTTCTGGAAAAATGGCTAGCTCGGCTGTAAACCTTGCGTCATCGACAGTGACTGGAACCCTACCAATATCAAAAGGCGGAACAGGTTTAACTAGTATCGGTGGTTCAAACACCATGTTAAGAACTAACTCATCTAACAACGGCCTAGAATATGCAGTAGCAGGCTTTTCTGGTATGCAGGTATTTACAGGAGGCGGAACTTGGAATAGACCAAGTGGCGTTAGATATATTAGAGTAAAAGTTCAAGCGGCCGGAGGCGGCGGATCTGGTCACGGCGAATCTGGTGCAGCTGGCGGATACGCCGAGCGTGTATTAGATGTTAGCGGTATTTCATCTGTGTCTGTATATGTCGGTGGCGGTGGCGGTGGCACGTATTATGCCAATGCAGGCGGAAACGGAGACTATGCATCATTTGGACCTTATGCCAGTGCTCAAGGCGGCCACGGTGCTAATAGACAAAATCAGCACTCGGGCGGTGTTAGCGGAGGTGCCAGCGGTGGTGATTTAAACATACACACTGGTTCTGGCGGCTCACACCATCACAGTTTTGGACCAGGCGGAACAAGCCACTTTGGCGGACCTGCACCAAGCGGACACCCACAAGGGGGTCACTTTTCACACAATCACCAGGCTCATAGTGCTCCGGGCACAGGCGGAACGGGTGGTTATTTCCACGGACATAGAGGATCTGACGGTCGTCCGGGAATAGTAGTAGTTGAAGAATATAAATAATCTGGGAGATTAAAAGTTATGAAAAAAGCATTAGTGGGATATCAAGGCTGGGTTTCTCAGATCGTAGAACCTGGCGAAGATCATGAAATTTACGAAGGCCCTGGCGCCACAATGGCATGGGTAGATGCTCCGGACGACATCACCATGGACTGGACTTTAGAATGGAGCCCAGGACAACAAAAGATGGTTTGGGTAGAAAGAGACGGACCATTTACTAGTAACGAAGTAGCACGTAAAGTTGCCTACGGAGAAGTCGGAGCACAGTTAGGAATGATCTTTGATGCCATTAAAGAGAATGGTGTTTTAGACACAAACAGCGAATGGTTTCAGCATCAAGTGATGGTTAAATCTATGATTCCAAAAGCTACTGGCGATAAGTTCTTAATGACCAATGAAGAATATATTCGAGCGATGGCAACTACAGAGCCAAGTGCGGATCGTCAACCCGTTCCGTCAACTGCTGAATTACCTTCTTGGGTAAGATATCCGGGTTGGAAGGGCTACCAAGGCAGATAATTTGCTCTAGAACAAGAAAAGGCATCTTTGGATGCCTTTTTTTATTTCCATCAAAAAATGCGCATATAAATACATCACCATTGGTATAAGGAATATTCATGCAAATCAAAAAAGTAACAATTATTGGTGGCGGAAGCTCGGGTTGGATGACAGCCGCAGCTCTGTCTAAATTGTGTAAACACTTAGAAATTACTGTAGTAGAGTCTTCAAAAGTAGGAACAGTAGGAGTTGGAGAAAGCACACTAGGACATATTAATAAATTTTTACAATTATTAGGTCTTAAAGATGAAGATTGGATGGCAGCATGTAATGCCACTTACAAAAATTCAATTCGTTTTACAAACTTTAGAGAAAACGATGGCTCATTTTTTGAATATCCATTTAGTTCTGGCTTAGATTTTACAGATAAGCCTCACGGGCTACAAGCATGGTCTGAACTAGCCACACTTTATCCTGAAGAATATACACCTAATACTTTTGCAGAATTTTATTGCACGGGAAATACCCTACTGGCCAAGTATGCTAAAGAAACTAGAGATGAAAAAAAGATTCTAAGAAATTATGATTTTAAATATGACACCGCCTATCATCTCGATGCACAATTGTTTGGTCAGTATTTAAAAAATACTATTGCAATTCCCAATGGTGTAAAACATATCATCAACGATATACATAGTTTTAAGAAAGATCATCAAGGCAATATCACACAAATTATGTGTGTTGACGGATCTATTTTGCCACAAACTGACCTTTGGATAGATTGCACTGGATTTAAATCTATCTTGCTAGAAGAATGGATGGGACAACAATTCCAACCATTTGACAAATACCTAGCCAATGACAAAGCCTGGGCTTGTAGATTGCCCTATACAGATAGAGAGCGTCAGATGCTCAACGTCACAGACTGTCACGCTTTAAACAACGGCTGGGTATGGTATATTCCTTTATGGAATAGAATCGGAACCGGATATGTTTATTCTTCAAGATTCTGCACACCAGAGGAAGCCAAGAGAGAATTTAGAGAACATATTGCTAAACAACACGGTCCCGAGATTGCAGAAAACGCAGAAATGTTTGAAATTAACATCAAACACGGAAAGCGCCGCCGTGCTTGGGTTCATAATGTAGTAGGTGTAGGTTTAAGTTACGGTTTTGTAGAGCCGCTTGAATCAACCGGACTCCTAACTACACATGAAAATATTATCAAATTAGTTGAGAATTTAAATCGAAGAAACGGTTATATTACTCGTAGCGAAATTGAAGGATTTAACTTTGCTGTTGATTACGAAGTAACAAAGTTTAGAGATTTTATTGCACAGCACTATGCTCTATCGATGAGAACTGATACACCGTATTGGCGCTGGTGCACACAGTTAAATGAATATTGTCCTGAAATGATGGGCGATACTATGCTAAAACAAGCACAGTTTCCTAACCTAATAGGCAACATTGTAGGAAATCAGAGTTATTTCGCTGAATACACAGGTAATATGTTTATTGCTGCTGGTATGGGTGTTAAATCTATTTCTACTCCTGAGCTAATTTATTTTAGCGGAGATAGGATGGATGTAATTCGTAAAGAAGAAGAAATAAACTATACAAAACGTAGATACGAAGAATATAGAGATTTTGTGATTGAGCATATTAAAACTCTGCCAAGCCATTATCAATTCTTAAAAGATAATATCTACGGTGGAAAAGATGACTACGCTCTGTAAAAAATTATTTGGCTGGATGCGTAAAGAAAAAAGATCTTATGTAAGATTTTATTCTTTAGAACCGGGTGTAGCTGATATATTTCCTATTGTGAGTTCAGCCAGCATAAAAAGAAATTTTATGTTGACAGAACAACTAGGTGATAGGCCAGAAACATTAAGTTCGAAAAACTGTCCAGGAATTCGTAAAATAATTTCAACAGGCTGGATAGTTCCAGCGCCAGCAGACTTTGTTATTCAAACAAACGGTGATGGGGTTAGCATGGAATGGGCCGAACCATATAGATTCAGTAAAGTTAGTCCTGGTAGAGATTCATACGTTTCATCTCATACACGCAGCCAAGTCGAACCGTTATTGGACGATCCAGACACTACATTAAAAACCGTAGTCAAGTTAGAAACACCGTGGAGAATCGAAGCCAGCGATGATGTTGTGTTGTTATTCATGCCAGTGACATATAACAATGAGCATAGATTTCAAGCAGCTCATGGGATATTAGATACGAAATACGGACATGTATTAAACATACAGCTCTTCTGGAAAGATATGAATGCAAAAACATTAGTCAAAGCAGGAACACCATTAGTTCAAATAATTCCAGTTCCACGTAAAAGTCTTAGCCTTGCTAATTATGATGTTGTTATTGAAAAATTCCGAGAGGAAGATTTAGAAAAAGAAAGAGCGTTTAACTATGCTGCTAATTGTGTTTTTCTAAATTCAGATAGTTTAGCTAACAGATTAACTAGGTCTGTTTCTATACTTAAAAATTTTAAAAAGGAAAAATTATGAGTTATCTACAAGTTATGCAAAAAACATTAGAAAATGTTACTGCTGAAAAAGCAACAAAGGAAGAAGATCTAAAAAAATTAGAAGAAGAATTTGCCAACGTGAAATTAAATCCATACGGCATAACTTCTATTGATTTTTCTAAAAGACAAGAGCTAGCCACAGATATTTTAAAAATGGAAGGTGTTATCATGGGCATAACATTAGCGATCGAGACCTTTGGAGAAACCCAAGGTGTTACAGCTTAACGATGGCGGTGTAATTTTATTTCCTCCTTATATATGGAAATTTCAATACGATTTTAATTACATCGAATTAAAACCTAAAATTGACAACCTTTTCAGTTTAGTTGAAAAAAATTCAAAATTAGAAAAGGGTGATGCTATATCTACCGTGTCGGTTAATCAAGAACTGCAACCCCATACTTGGGAAGAACTAGCCAAATTTCAACAATGGCTAGGAGCAACATTTGAGTCTATAAAAGATACTTATAAATTTCGAGAAAGACAATCTCAAGTTACACAGTCATGGATTAACCGACACGGATTCGGTGGAATAACTGAAGAACACAATCATAATTTTTCTACATTTGTTGTTAGCTGTTATTTAAATTGTCCTGTAAATTCTGGAAATATAGAATTTAAAGATCCCTTAGAATATCATTTTGCCAGCTGGCCTATAGAACCAGAAGAAATACTTTATAAAGAAATTCCAGTTACTACCAACGACGTGATAATTTTTCCTGGATGGTTAAGGCACAGAGTTCAACCTAATCGATCTCAAGAAAATAGATATGTTATGACCTTTAATATAAAATGATAGATTTTAAAGTTTGCTACCCCGACGCTAATAATTTTAATAAGGTCATTAAGATTAAAAATCTCAACGAATGGAAAACAGAATATATTCATCTAGAAGACGATATTGGATATTGGATAACTGAATTACCATTTGAAAATTCGTTGGTAGATACTTATAAAAATTTAATAGCATCATTTCCGATACAAAAAGATAATAGTCATCCAAATAATTTTGATCCGAACCCGTTTGATACAATACATTTACCAGATTGGATATACAAAGATATTTGTTTTCTAATAAGAGATTTTTATATTCAAAATGTTACAAATAACATTTTGGATCCTCAGATACATGAATGGGGCAATTTATATAGAAAAAATATCAATAGGCCTATATCGTGTTGGCGAATTCCTCATATTGATTATGTTTACGGTTTAGTTGCTAATATGTGGTTTACTGACCATGATATAAAAGATAGTTCAACTAAACTTTATAAGTATACAGGTAATATGCATAGAGAAGTTTACGATTTTCAAATAGATCCTAATCATCATTTGCACAAAGAATGGGCGTCGATGGCTGAAAATCCTAAAAGAACAGATTGGTTTAATTACCCTGACGAAGAATTAAAACGTTGGGGATTTGAACTAGTAGGTGAAGCTCCTACAAAAATTAACACTATGACAATGTATAAAGCTAATATACATCATGTAGCTTACGTTGGAGAAAATGTTGATTTTAGATGGAGTCACGCATTTGCTTTTAGTCACGAGTTAGCTAAAGAAACTTTTATAAGAGATATTTTTCGATGAATTTAGATTATTATTTTCCAACTCCAATTTGGTGGGAACAGACTGAAATAGATAACGGTCCTATAGAATTGCTGGCTCACAGATTAAGAAAAGAAGATCCAATTGGAAGAAAATTAAGTAATCAGGGCGGATGGCAGAGCATGGACTTTCGTCCGGGTATTCATCCAGAAGTAGCCGAATTAGAAAAAAAGATATTAGATCAGGCTGCTAATTGTTATCGAGATTACGGATATAAAGAAAATTGTTGTATTATAGCAATGGAAAATATGTGGATTAATATCAACGAAAAAGGTTGCACTAATTCGGTTCACATTCACGATAATTCTTTTATCTCTGGAGCATACTACGTTAAAGCTAAAAAAGGTCATGGCAATTTAACTTTCTACAAAAGTTATTATCAAGATTATATCGTAGCATCTCAAGCCACTGTTGACAGATATACACCGATCAGTGCTAGTGCTATTACATTTGAGCCTTCGTCTGGTAAATTAATAATGTTTCCAGGATTTTTGCCGCACGGTGTAGAACGAAACGAATTAGACGAAGAAAGAATTAGTATTTCTTTTAATATAAAATTAATTAGGACAGACGATGAACGATATTGGCCAACGGCTACTCAACGAAACTAATCTTTTAATTGATGACAAACCTCATCTTTTTAAACAGCTGGTAAAAAATCCAGAAGAGTATCTCACATGGTCAGATGTAGAAGCGTGTCTAAATAATCCTTACCTATATCAATTTGAAATGATTGATCAATATAATACTAAAATTGATATACCTCAGCATAAAAAAGCATGGATATGGGATAGAGAAATACAAGACAAAGGATTTCTTTTTGAAAAGTTCCATCAAGGCTACGGACTAGTTATAATGAACTACGGATTTTATAGTCAAAAAACTATGGAATTGTTAAAAATCTTTGAAACTTTGTATCAGGTAAATTCTGCAATTCATGTGTATTGCGGTTTAAAAAATTCTAAATCATTTACTATACACGATGATTATCCTTGTAATTTTATTATTCAAGTTGAAGGAAAAACTAGATGGAAAATTTTTAATAATAGAATTTCCTATATGTATAGAACAGGAACTATGAATGGTAGATTAAAAGATGAAGACTTAGAGGTAGCTATTGATGTAACACTAGAGCCCGGTGATGCACTTTATATTCCTAGCAGAATGTATCATTGCGCATACCCAGAAGGCAAACGACTGAGTATGAGCATTCCTTGTTGGAACAGATTTCCAAACGACCCACCAACTAATTCAGTTGATAGAAACTTTTATAGGATTAATACAAATGTTTAAACCAATTGAAATATTTGATGTTGTTGATAAAGAATATCAAGATCAAATTTATAATTACGTAACTAACGTTAAATTTCCTTGGCATTTCTTAGGCGACACAACCTTTGAATATGCCACCAATGACCCGCAAACTTCAACACCTGGTTTTGTAAA